CAACGATCTCGCAATTTGCGTGGCAGCCTATGTGCGCAATCAGAAGAAGATGGAACCTATCAAGATGTACCAACTGCTTGCCAAGCTTCTAGTTCAGAGAAAGAAGTTTGAGGAAGATGCTGCAAAGAAGGGACCAATGGACAAGGAGAGGTTACTTTTGTTTGAGAAATTTTCCAAGGCAGTGAAAGGATTGCTGAATGTTGCTAAGACCGGTGCGAAAATGGTCGTGGGGCATCGAGCGTTCCCTTTCGTGGTTGGCTTCATTGCTATTGCGGCGGTGGCCGCACCAATTTTGTATATATTTTCAGGAAAAGGAGAAGAAGAAGAGGAGGAACAACCTCAGTCGTATGATGTGCGACAACAAAGACGGCCGCGTTTGAGGTATGTGGAGCCTTCGTTTGTTCCGGAGCGGGCCCAGGCGGGGCCATCGGACAAACAGGCGCAATTGCGCGAGCGAAAGCGCTACGTCGGATTATTGCATGTGTCGACGGCTGGATTTGAACAAGATGATGTGGATTATCACTGCTTGATGACGAGCGGGGACACGCTCGTTACGGTTGGCCATGATCAGGCCTTCCGTTGGCGGTTGAGATCACAGACCACATATGAACTTGGATTGTTGGATGGAACGATTCGTTTTCACGGGTCAGACTTGATGATTGTTGCAGGAGACAGCTTGATCTCGGAAGAGGAGAAGAAGTTTTTGCTGTCGTTGCGGGCACAGCCTCAGTCTACCCGGAATCCTGTCGCGGATTTGATCGCAATAAAATTGCCCAGAGTGATTATGGGTTATAAGACGATTGTCGGACAGTTTCCAAGGTTTTCTGACCTGGCGTCCTTGCCGGGCAGGAATGTGGTCTCACTTGTGAGGTTGGATTTGGTCACAGAGGAGATGAAGCGCAAAGGAGTTGCGCCTCGACGGGATGTCGAGTTGCACCATGGGGTGGTGCGTGAAATAAGAACAATCCCCGTTGAGCTACCGCATGGGGTTGCGGATATGTACAATGTTCCCTACGCCTTGAAGACTACTATTAAGGGGATTTCTGGATATTGTGGAGCCCCTTTGGCGTGTGAGGAACCTAGCTTCAACGGGTTGATTTGTGGAGTGCACATGAGTGCTGACTCAGCTGGCAACGCATCTTTCCAGCCTTTGTGGCGGGAGTTGATTGAGCGAATGGTTGCTAAGTTGGGATCTCGAGTTGTAGTCGAAGACGTGCCGTTCTTTGACTCTAAGAAAGTTGATCTCGAGTTTGCACAGGTGAAGTGCTTGGTGGAAGTTCCACCTATTACGGCGGTCGTTCGGGATGTATCTCACGTGGTGGTGACCACGCCGACGACTCATGAATTTGTGAGATCTCCCATTTTCTCGTTCCTTGAAGGGGACTTGAAAAGTGCGCGCCTACCAAGCGTGCTACATCCAACGGTTAGAATGCCGGATGGGGAATTGGTGTCGACCTGGAAGAAAGGTTTGACTGTGTTATGCGGAAAGAAGTACGCTCATGAGCTTCACCCTAGTACCAGGGAGTTTTGCTCATTTTACACATCTCGCTTGGATTTCTTCGGAATCCAGGCGCGTCTGACTGATGAAGAGACGTTAAATGGTACAGCCTTCTTGGCTCCTTTCGACTTGGCGGCGTCTGCTGGTGCGGATGGGCTGCCCGATAAACGGAGCAAGAAGTGTTTCCTCGAGAGGGATTCGAGTGATAAAATTGTCGCCAATCAGATTGGGCGGCAATTGCTGGATAAAGCTTGGGCTCATTTTCAAGCGTGCGAAGTCGTGACGGAGATTACTACAGCATGCAAGAAGGATGAGGCCCTACCAGCGGAGAAGGTGGCACTTGGTCAGACCAGGCGCTTTTTCCCAAAGTCCCTTCAGAAACAGTACGTTGAGAAGCGTGCCTTTGGTGGTGCGTATACTGTTCTGAAGCGCAACCTAGGACGTACCAGGTCCATGGTTGGCGCTACTCCGCCACAATTGGCGGCGGCAGCACTTGAGCTATATGAACATGCTCGTGCTACCTTTCTCAACAGAGGCGTCTTTCCACCTATGTCGGGTGAAGATGCCATGGCTAACGACTTATCTATGCAAGAGGTGAGTATGTTGGCCGTCAAGGAGGTTTTGTTGCAGATCAATGAGACCCTCGATCTTATGGCTGGACTCCCGGAATTGGAGCGAGCTAAGAGACGAGAACAGGAATCAGTTTTCCTTGACGGGGAGATGGAGTTGCTTATTGCACTCGACGTACCAGCAATGCCTGAGGAGCAGCCGGGATCTACCGCTGAAACTCACAAAATTGTCTGGGTGATCATTCGCGCGATTATGAACGCGTCTGGTCGATTTTTGACTTCGGTCATAAATGACATCGAGCACCACCGGCAGTACTATGCTGCGTGGCGAAAGCTCTATCCCCAAGATCCGCACACTTGGCCGGCTTTCATGAGTCGAATATTTGTGTTGATTTTCTCGGACGACGGATTTTTGTCGCCTACTACAGCCAGCGTTGAAACGTGGCTGGAGGCTTTGAATTCCGTCGGTGGGCCTAAGCACAAGCTGGACGACCTGAACTTTATAGGTCGCCTTCCTATTTACCGAGATGGGAAGATGGTCTTCGCCTTGAACAAGCAGGCGATAGCCCAACAGCTGTGCTACGTGTCACGGAAAGGTGACGCGGCGGAGAACCTTCGAATGAATGTAGAAGGTGCTCTAAGAGAGTTGCATCTCTGGGGGCGTGAGGACTGGAACACTGCGTATCAGCAGATAAATGCCGCGTTGGTATACGCTGGCTTGTCTCCGGTTCACATGACCTATGAGGAGTGTGAGCTCTGGTTCGCGCGTATTTAAGCGCGGACCTTGCGGACAGTGGGCCGCTTAGGAAATCCCACAAAGTGGTTTTGGGACTTTGACACTTAAAAGTACAAGTCCCCTATTGCAGCCTCGGAATGCATCTTGTGCGGTCTTTTGCAGTGGACCAAACATTGGCGCCGAGGCAATTTTGGGTGAGTATCTCGCCCATCACTGCTTGCTGTAGTTGCCACAGACAGAACGTTACTTCTGTGGATTCGCTGGCCCAGCGAACTATTAACGTGCCGAACTATCGAAAACAGAAAAGGATCATTCTGACATACCTCAGCTTGAGGTGACCGAAAAATTGTCAGGTTTGACGGCAGTTGCTACAGCTGCGGAGGTCACGGTGGCACCCCCACCTGACGACTCGGGCTCCCGAGTTAATCTCAATCCGTGGCCTCAACCTGAAATGGAAGAGGCCCTATCGCGTGAGTATCGTGTCGCTACGATCAATTGGACAGATGCTGACGTCTGGGACACAAATTTGGCTGAGATTCGATTTCCGGAGGCGCTTTTTGGCCTTACGATCTTGAAACAACGCGCCCAGTACTTCCGATATTACGCAACTGATGTCAAGGTTCGCGTGGAAGTGCAGGGCCCTCCGACCAATGGAGGAGCCATTGCTGTGATTCCGATGCCGTTTTATTACGTCTCGATGGTCGGTTCAGCAAGGAACCGAACGGTGGGTCAGCGAGCCCAATGGACAGGGTACGCTGAAATCTCCGCTTCCCAGGGAGGAGCACATGAGTTCATCATACCCTGGAAGGCAAATGCACCTTTTGCGCGAATGGCGTATTGTGGCGTCGACCCGTCGCCGGGCCCTGGAGAGCGTGCGATGACTGGAACACTAATGATATATGTCATTGCGCCGCTTGAAATGCCTGGCGCCTCGTCGGCTCCCGTGACGATCAACGTCTTCGCGCAGCTGGTGAATTTGCGTCTGGCTGGACCGTCGCCATTGCCTTCTCTGCCCTTGTATCTTGAATATGGGCACTCAAAGGAGAAGACTTTGGCACATGGCAATCCCTCAGAAAAGGCTCAGTCCGGCAAGAACCCTCAGAAAAAGGAGGGTGCCGTTCGATCAGAAAAAGGAACGTTGTCGTCAATAGCAGGAGCAGTTTCGGCTGTTTCTGGTACATTGGCCTCGATTCCTGGACTTGAGCCGCTTGCCGCGGTTTCAGCGGTGTCTTCTTTCGCAGGCAAAGCTTTGGAGTCGCTAGGGCTGGATCAGCCTGCCGATCAGCAGGCTCCCCAGCCCACGCGACGAGGACACCTACAGACCTACACTCACGGTTTGGCTCCCGTGGAAGTGTTTACAGAGACTCCCGGCTCAGTTTGTGGACGACTAGGCGACTTGTTGCATATTGACGAAGAGAATCCTTCTTTCGTTCAACTTGCGCAGAAGCCTGGGATCATTGACCGCTTCTCGATTGATTCGACTGCCGCGATTGATTCACAGGTTCGTGGAATTGCAGTGCACCCAATGGTTTACCCAATGCCTACCATCAATGCTGTTGTTGTGGCTGATGCCACTCCGATGGCAATTGCTTCGGCGGGCTTCGCGTATTGGCGAGGGTCGATCAAGTACTTGTTGCGGGTGTTTTGCTCTTCTATGACCGTGGCACGATTGCGCATTTGTTTCTTCCCTGATACAGCGGCGCCACCAGCTACAGTCGAGAGTGTCGCCGGTGACGTTCTGAGTAAGATCGTCGAAATTCGAGGAGATACAGAAGTGGAGTTTTCAATTCCTTTCCTGTATCATAAGATTTATTCCAAGACTTTCGCGTTCAACACAGATTTGTCATCGGCGACCGTCATGTTGGGGAATGGCCCAACAGCGGCAGACATTGTTGGATATGTGGTGATCTACCTATTGTCCCCAGTGCGTACTTACGATGCCGCGGCCTCTTTTATGACTTGTTACCTCTGGGCAGCAGCCGGTCCTGACTGGCAGCTGCACAAGTACATGGGACGCATGGGCACGACGTACACGTCGGCTGTGCCAAGTCCTGAGGAGATTAAAGTAAAGAAGAGGCCTCCAGGTGCTGATTCGGCGTACGTGCCGGAAACAGCCCAATGCTCTCGGTCTATACAGACAAAATTCCGAGAAGATTTTCCAACGTTCTTGCCTGCGAAACTCTTCAAGGATAAAATGGTCGTTGCGATTGATCCACCCACGTCTCCTCACGTGTTGGCTCGCAGACCATTTTCAGTGTATTCAAGCAACGGAACCGATCTGGCTACGTTGTCTGCACTGAAGCAAACACCGCCCTGGTATATTACGGGCGGAAGTGTAGCCAAGCCTTGGCTGCATTGGATCATGTCATCCTTCCGAGGAATTCGTGGAGGATGTCGGCTCGCCTACGACCTGGCGCTGCGTACAACAAGCGGCATCGGCGGAGGCTCTACTGCAACTGGAGAGTTGCAGTCGTTTATGATAAGACGCGAATTTGGAGATCGAAATACTTCAATCGTGCTTGCTAAGGAGCCAACAATTCACTTAGAGATCCCATGGGAGGAAGTCAATCTGTACCAACAGCCATTGGTGCAGAACTTGGTGGTCGGATCAGATGATCAAAGAACAATGGAACAACTGATTCTGACTATTCTCGGAGGGGTTGCTTGTACAAACATCAACCTCAACGGATTCATGTCAGTCGCTGATGATTTTCAGCTCATCGACTGGGTTCCCCCCCTTCTTACGAAGGCTCAGTGAATATATCTCCTGGCGCGGTAATTTTAGGCGCCAGTATAGCCAAAAGCGGTGGGTAAATTCCCAAAGTGGTGTGTCTAGTGCGTAAACACTGGAACTATG